CAACGATAAATGGGGCAATATCATCTCGTTCGACTGGTTTAAGTGTTGACCAGTCATTACACCACAAATCAATATCAGTTTTAGCCAGGTGAGAACGAACACATGTATCACCAGTATCCAACCAACCCGTGGATTGGATTCCGGTTCTATGCATGAGTCTCAGGACAGGGTCTATATTTGATTCATAGACATGATATTGTTTGAACTCATTGTTATACATGAAAATTGAGTTAACTTTTCGTCTATGCTCCAATGATTTGAAATTGAGATGCATAAAATGAAACTCTTCATTATTTTGAAATCCCCAGACGTCCTTCTGTCTCGTCAAACTATAACTAGTTACATGGTCTCGTTTTAATCTGCATATGTCGTTATAAAGACGACTGACATCCTGGTCTGTTGTACCCCTTGGGAGCTTCACAAAAAAGTATGGATCGAATGTTGTGGTTACACAGACTGATTTACCATTCTCGGTCTTACCAAAAATACTGATTTGATGTTCACCTTCAACATCCCGTGCCTCCCATGTCAATGCCTGGAATACTACCATATGTATACTATGAGCCAAATTTTTAATATCATTTATTAATAAATGTCAGCTGCTTTGATCGAACTCGTTTCGGTGGGTGCCCAGGATGTTTTCATCACGGGTGATCCTCAGGTCAGCTTTTTCCGTCAAAATTACAAGCGTCATGCCAACTTCGCTATGAAGCCAGAGCGCATGGATTACATTGGTACATTTGGTGCAAACAATGAAATTACTATTCCCATCCGCTCTAAGGGTGACCTCATGAGCTACATCTGGATTGAGGCTACCAATATTGCCAGTGTACAAAACAACACCGCCGGTCTCTTTTCTCAGAATGCCTCTAACCCTACGGAATTCCAGCTCTGGATAGGTGGTCAAAAGGTCTCCCAGCTTGATTCACTCTTCATTCAGGGTGTACACAACCCCTTGTTACGTGACAGTGCTGCCAAGGCTTCGTATGCCGTAACCACCAATAACAAGAAGGCTAATCATGGTGGTGATCATTATATTATTCCTTTCTTCTTTGGAGAAGATTACACCAAGTGTCTACCACTCGTGGCATTACAATTTCATGACGTTGAGATACGCATTAAATGCAGGGATGGGTTTACTCCCGGTTCCACCCCTAAGATTTGGGGCAACTATGTGTATTTAGACACTGATGAGCGCAAATTCTTCACCGATAATGAACATGAACTTCTCTTTACACAGACCCAACACCAGCTCGCCACTAACACCGATAGCGAGATAGATCTAACCTATTTTAACCACCCCGTAAAGTCCATCCACCTTGTATCCGGTAAGGCGACGGGTAATGACTGGGATTCAGAGTATACTTTCTCCAGTTCTACACTTTACATCAACGGTACCCCTCTTTTCGAGGATACCTCCGCAGTCTATCACCACACCGTTGTCCCTGAGATGCACAGTAGTGACCTCCCAGATGACATTCTCGAGGATCTTCCCACTTTCACCTGGCCATTCTGCATCAACCTCAGCAAGATGCAACCAACAGGTACATTAAATTTCAGTCGCATTGATAATGCTAAACTCACCCTTGTAAGCCCATCGGGTGGTAACGCTCTTCATCGGGTATACGCGGTCAACTATAATATCCTTCGTATCAAGGATGGTATGGGTGGTGTCGCATTTGGTAACTAAACCAAACCTAAGTAATAATTTACTTACTTGAAAAAGTAAGTTCAAAACATCCAACATGGTGAAAACGAAAACGAAAACTCCAACTCTTGATTCTGTTCGCAAGGTGAAATCTGGTGTCACCGAACTTGTATTGCAGAATCAAAAGTTGAAAAAGAAGTGTAGAAAACTGAAAAAAAAAGTTGCTAAACTTGAAACGACTTCAAAAAAATCATTTCGTACTGACGAGGTTGAGAAGAAGCGCACCACCGCGGTGCGTTCGCCATGGCACGTCGAAACGTGGGCGGACGTGGCGAACTTTGCGTCGGGTGCCCAGTTCGCACGACGCGACAATGTCTCTCTCGAAGTTTCAAAACTAACACCTTATCAACAAAACATTTGGAACCACACCCTATCGATGTTTAAAACTCTTGATATTACTGTCAAACAACAACGACCTTATTGTTTTTTGAAATTTATCCACAATATCCCCCCCGCGCTCATGTCCAGGCACGCAAAAACTATCGCAGCAGGATTAATACATTCAAGTGTTAAACCCGAATTGAACAAGAGAGTCATGCAAGAGAAGATTGGTGTTTCTGTACCCACAATTAGTCAAGTGTCTAGAATTATTAATAACAGTTAAAAGATAAAATTACTTATAATTCAATGCTACCATTTGTAATCAAGGATGAAGTTGTCAATCAGAAGATGCAAATACAAGCACTTTTTCCTACATTAGTTGGATTTTTGCAGATGGACAAAGTATTAATTAAAAAGATTTTAGCATTTATTAAATCTAAAGAAATAAAATTTAAGAGAAATCTGGGTGGTAATAGTGTAAGTATAGATGATAATTTCCTAGATAATGACGAACTCAGTGATGTAAAACAACTATTAACAGATTCCGTTAATCAATATTTTAAAGAAATTATTCATCCCGATGAAGATATGGAATTGTATATTACCAACTCTTGGATAAATGTGACTAAAAATGGTGAATCACATTCACTCCATAAGCATCCAAATAGTGTAGTATCGGCTGTATTGTATATAGATACATGTGAAGAAGATGAAGTTTCATTCATTAACGAACATAATGTATTTGGTAATTTCATATTTACTTCCAACCGTATCACAGACTGGAACGCAAACCTATGGACTATAAAGGCAGAGACTGATAAACTTGTTATGTTTCCATCTACGTTATCACATCGTGTAAACACCAGACAAAATACATGTACAGGAACACGTATATCTTTATCATTTAATACCTGGATTGATGGTATGTTTTCGCCTCCTCAGACTTTGAGAAATAAATTACATTTATAACCTTATTTAATAACAGTTAAAAGATAAAATTACTTATAATTCAATGCTACCATTTGTAGTCAAAGATGAAGTTGTCAATCATACGATGCATATAGAACCGTTTTTTTCTACACCAATAGGAGTTATTCAGATAGACGAAGTATTAATTAAAAAGATTTTAGCATTTATTAAATCTATAGATATTAAATTAGATAGAAATCTGGGTGGTAATAGTATAAGTATAGATGATATCTTCCTAGATAATGACGAACTCAGTGATGTAAAACAACTATTAACAGATTCCGTTAATGAATATTTTAAAAAAGCTGTCAATCCTAATAAATATAAGGAGTTATTTATTACTATCTCTTGGTTAAATGTGACTAAAAATGGTGAATCGCATCACACGCACCATCATGCAAATAGTATAGTATCTGGTGTATTCTATGTAGATTCACATGAAGAAGATACAATTTCATTCATAAACCCAAGATATGATATGTTTGGTAATTTCGATTTTTCACAGGACTGGATCTTTCCAGCGACAACTGGTAGACTTATTTTATTTCCATCTACCTTAAAACATAGTGTACCCCTCAGACCAAACACATGTAAGGGAACACGAATATCTCTATCATTCAATACTTGGATTAAAGGTGGGATCCGCGACGAGGACCGAGGCGTCTCCGGCAAATCGGGTCGGCGTCTTCCGTACCAATCGTTCCATCCGACTTATGGGTGAGCGACCCTTTGCGGGACCAACTTGGATTTTGATACCGTCGTATGACGTGTATTCAAGCATGTTTTTTTGTCGTTTTAATTCCTTATCTTGTTTTTAACCTCAAGATATGATAAAAGGGAAATTATTGGGTTTATCATCTTTTTTTTCCTCATCGGGATTTATTATAAATGTTGTTATTATATATTTAGAGGGTCCATTTAAAATGGTATTTCCTTTATGTAAATGTAAATGAGTCACAGGAAATATTATAACTTTACCACGTTCAGGTTGTACTTTTCTACCAGAATTGAACTCAGTTGAACCACCATTTTCTTCATCTATATCATTTAAATATGTGATTACTGCAAGCCATTGTTCTGGGTCAGAATTATCAGAATGCCAGTCAAAATAACCACCTTTATCAGTTCTTTGTATTTGTGGGATCGAGTAATAACCTGAGTTCAAATACCATATACCACACGACCTGTTAATACCACTCATATGTTTTGTGTATTCCACATGAACTTTTCTTACCCCTTCATAAAACGTTGTGACCAAATCACGTCGCTGCAGTAATACGTCTGTTGTATTTTTCAGTTCAGTACACACCTCCTCAACTCCGGTGATTGAATTAAATATCAACCCTGGTTTTTGATGATGACTTATTTTATGATAATCTATAAACAATTGACACTCTTCAGCGGTAAAAACGTTTCTCATCTCAAATATAGATCTATCGTATACATCAATTATATCGCGTCCCATACTTTTATATTTATTATACCCTTTAATTAATATGCACGTCGTCCTACAACCAAGTCCTTCGATTACACATAAATATAGGGTCACCTTACCAAATAAACGAAGTATTGATTTTGGTCAGAAGGGTTTTCAACACTACCCAGACCATGGTAATCCAAGACTTATGCGCGCACAACTTCTTAGGAAAGGTGCTATCATTCCTAAGGAGCTGCGAATAGAGAGGAACCCGTATGAGATACAGAAAGAAATGTTGAAAATCAGAGAAAGTTCTAAAGAAGATTGGGAAGATTTCTTCCGGGCCGAATATTGGGAGAGGTGGATACTATGGTCTTACCCGAATGTAAATAAAGCCAAATTATCTATGGTGATGAGTCATGGTATACTTTTCATGCCTAGAGCTGAAGATTTATGGTTCTGTAAAGACGAACTTATTGACCAGTAGATCCAAAGCCTCCATCACCCCTGAGTGTCTCATCAAGTAGACCAATTTCCTTAATCATAGGTGTATCACACCTTTCCAAAATAAGTTGAGCGATACGATCACCCTTCTTGATTTCAAAGTCTTCCGTGCCATGATTAAATAGGACGACCTTGACTTCACCGGTATAATCGGGATCAATAACACCCGCACCAACATTGATGCAGTGCTTCACAGCTAGACCAGAACGAGGGGCTACCCGACCATATAAACCATCGGGTATGGAGAGAGCAATACCAGTCCCAACTAAAGCTCGCCCCGCTTGACACGGTACAGTTGCATCTTCGGAGCTATATAAATCATATCCCACAGCACCATCAGAACCACGAGTAGGCAAACGAGCATCGAATGAAAGCTTTTTGACTCCGAGTGGCATCTATCCATCTTTCGGATGTTTTCCTTAAGTAATTTGTTATTTAAAGTATATCGTTATTAATAATAAAATGTCAATTGAACATATTCGTATAAATCAAGACACTACAGTACAACTGTTCAAATTATCAAAAGATATGATTGACTATCTATGGGAACGTATTGATGTAGCAAAAAAAAAGAAGATAAACGTAAAGAAAGACCTGGCCGGTTATATATCTCATTCATACAAACTTGAGGATCCACAAAATTTGATTATTGAAAACTTACTTAATCTGGTTGATAATCCGAGTATGTTTAATTTTGTTAACGGAGAACTTGAATCCATCTATAAAAAAATATTTCTCGACCGTAATAAGAAAGTATTAATGAAACCATATTTACATGGTTTGTGGGTGAACTTTCAAAAGAAAGGTGAGTTTCAACCTATACATAACCATTCCGGTCTATTATCTTTTGTAATATGGATGGACATTCCTTATGATTGGAAAGACGAGGCTAAATTACCTTTTGTGAGACCGAATAATAAAATCCCACCGGGAGGTAACTTTAGCTTTGTGTTTTCTAATGGTAATTGTA